TCTATTCCATTTAGTGTCTGTCTTATCTCGTCTATATCCAATGGTATAGCTTCACTATGGTCAATACATAGCATATAACCCTTACGTGCGTTTACGGGGCGTACATACAATAATGATACGTTATCGATTGTCGGGTGGGTGTTGAAATTATAAGGAATTACCTCTAAAAACACTTCTTTAAAACCACGATAATCAAACGCTTTTAATTGTTCGCTATCTTCTATTAACCAAAACATAGTTTGAATATACAAACCATATCTTAAAATACCTAATTAGGTTTGTAGAATTGATTGTAATATTTAAAGTACTTAACTAAACCTTTAAATTTTAGTTGTTGTTCTTTTAGTAAGGTAACTTGGAAATTAATTTTTTCAACTTCCTCCATTGATGGACCTGTTAAAGTCCAAGTTATAGTAAATGGGGCATATAAAGAAAACAAAAATGCGGGATTTGAATCTTTTAAACCGTTATATGTATCTTTATTTATCTCAATATAAATGTCTTGATTTGTTCTTTTACACAAATATCTTGTAAATGATCCCAAGTTATAATCATCTTGAGTTGGTTGGGGGAAATAATATTGAGGGGTTTTTTTAATTTTAGGGTTATAGATATCTATCCCTCTGGCTAAATCATAAGCTTTAACCGTGTCATAATTAAATCTAGAATCATCTATTGACCCCGTATTTTTTATCCCCAGTATTGAAACTGAAGAATAGTTTGGAGGGATTATTGTTGTTGTTGATTTAATAAGTTCCTCGTATGGAGTATCTTGTGGGGTTTTTTTAGTAAAAAATTGACCAGAAGAAGTAGTCCAGTAAGGACCAACATAATTTTTATTTGTTGCCTTAATCACAAACTCACCACCATTAGTGTATAAATTAGTTTTTATTTGAGACTGTGGATAATACATCTTACTGGTTAAAATTTATAGTATTATTAGGTGTTGTAAGTACTGGAGATTTAGGGTCATCTACTGATGTTATAGTTAATGAATCTATTTTAGTTTTCCAACCACTAGTATTAATGCTATGATTTATTCCCTTACATAAAAATGATAAAGTATCAGGATAGGATTTAGGAAGTATTTCTGTAGTAATATAAAATTTTTCATATATTCTTAACCCAGAAAAACCATCCATATCTAAATTCATACTAAATGGAATAAAACCTTGAGTACTAGGTTTAGGAGATTCAGGACTATTTATTTGAGCCGTAAACTGTTGTACGGCTGCATTTTGAGATCTAGCTGTAGATATTACTTCTCCTGAGGGGGATTTTTTATTGGTATAAAAATCCTTAATTATATTTCCGTTCTTAAGGAGAGATTCTCTAGTTTTAATAAATGTACCTATTGGATCTTTTGATTCTGATTTTGATTGTTGGATTGCTTTTTTACTTAATTTACTAGGAGTAACACTATCAATTAAACCTACATTCCATCTAGAAAATGATGTTGAGTTTGCTAAATCAGATTCACTTCTAGATTGAGCTCCAATTGAAATCATAGTAGCAAATTGGTTAGATAAAGTAGTACTAATACCAACATTTGTTACAAATGAACCATTTTGTTGAGTTGGTTTCCAACCGTTAACATTAAATAATGTTCTATCTTCTACAGGAACTACAGTTTTAGTAGCTACTTTAGGGTCTAAAGGAACATCATCTCTAATAATTATTTGATTATTATCGTGATCATAGGTTACTGAAAATTTATTAATGCTACCTAATGATTCTTGAATTCCATAAAGTAACTGTTCTAAAAATCTTAAAAGAGGTACAGCATTATTTTGAGTACACTGTTTTAATGTAGAACCAATATAGTGAAGATTTACAGGAATATCTAATAAGTTCCCAACAAAAGGACTGCCTGTATCTCTAAATTCAGGACCAATTACTTCTTCAAAATACGTTACACCTTCAAAGGTAAAAGGAATAATACACACATTAGGATCTGCTGAAAATTGTTCGGGTTGAGTATAGCAATAAATTTCAGTATCATCAAATGTAATAATAGATTGAGGATCATTTGGTTTTTCAGTTTCACCCGTTTGTTCTCCACCATTATAAACTAAAAGATTTCCTTCAATATAGTCTAATAATCTTCTTAAAGTTATATATTGGAATGGAGCGTTTTGGCTTAATCGAGTTACTTGACCCTTAACCTCCCCACTACTACCATCAATAAGATCTCTAGTAACTAAAGGTTGAATCATTATTAAATCAGCATTAGAGCCTTCACTAGGATCTGATTCTTGATCGAGGGTACTTAAAACTTTAATAGTTGGTGATGAACTATTATTAGTAGTTTTTAATTCTGTTCCTAATTTACTAATATTTGTTTTTAACCAGTTGTATTGTTTATATAAAAACCCATTAAAATCAGTTCTATCTTTATTTGCCAATAAAACATCCGGACCTTCATCTTCTGGAGATAAACTATCTGCTGGACGTTTTAAGGTAAATTTATTCATTGTTGAAGGATATTCATCCCTATACTTTGCAAACTCTCTTACAGTAGCTGTAGCACTGGTGAAACCGCCATCACTTAGATCATCAATTTCATTCCAATATTCTCTATATTGTTTTTTATTAGAATCAGGAACTCTTCTAGTGTATGACCCTTTATCATCTTTAAGATTAAAATAATAATAAGTTGGGTTGTTTGAGGTATTGTTTTGTTTCTTTTGAGGAACATTTTCTGGGGGTTCAACTCTATTAATAGTTAGAGATTCAATAATATCCCCAGTAGATATTGCTTTTACTTCAATATCATAGGAACCATCACTATTATAATTCCAAACAAAGTTAGTGATTTTACCATAAAACCCATCATAATTTCCTTCGCTTCCTGATTCGGTTGAATTGCCTTCTTCTACTATTCTACCATCTCCACGTTCTTTAACAATGGCTTTAAGAATAGAATCTTGAGTTAAATCTCCAGAATTTCCATCTAAAAATTTATTTAATAAGTTAAATGCTTCTGTATTAAAATTAGCAGTAGTGTATTGGGGGTTTTCTGGGGTGCCTTTAAAATATGTTGTGTGTCCCCATTCTAATAATAAAGTATATCCAGGACGCATAAATAAAGCATCTATAATAGCAAATTGTTCTCTACTATATGCTTTAAGTTTAAATGATGCCTTTCTTAAAGAACCTCGGTTATATGTAGTAATATCTAAACTTTCAACACCCGGCATAGGGACTAAACCTCTTTCAGATGTTGAACCAAATCCATAAGCATTATTATTAATACTACTATATGCTTGGTTCAAAACTCCACTTTTTTGAGTAAATGTTTGATTTCCGTCTTCTGTAGTTTCTGTAGAAGTGGTACCATTAAATAGTACATATTCTTTGGCTAACTTACCACCAACATAACTTTCACTACCTGTTAATTCTTTACTTTTTTCTTCGTCTATTTTTACAGCCGATATTGCTCTAATCCAGGCAGTATTATTAGTTTGCCATGCCAGAACATTAGCTGGTCTATTTTGTAAACCTAATAATTGCTGTCGGAGATTAACCTGATTAGCTGCCCACTTTCTAGGGTTATTTCCTATAATATTTCCCATAGTTTAAAACCTGTTTATATTTGAATAGCTTTGTAAAATAGATGTTATGTTAAGAGGAATTCGAATTTGAGTTCCTACTGGTGGGAAAATTGAGGTTGGGGGGATTAATGGGTTAGCCGCAGCTATAACCCACCATAAAGTACTATCATTATAATATTGATTAGCTAATAAATCATACCTATCTCTTTCATCTGTAATTACGTAAATGTCAGTTTCAGACAAAGGGATTGTTGGGTAAAAGTTCGTTTTATAGTAACGATTACCTTTTGGAGTTCTTAATATTTGTATGTTTGAATATCTATTAGCCATTATTTCTAAATTCCTGTAAGTGTAGCATCATCTGTAGGGATTATAAGACTACCTGAAGATGGAGAAATATCATATCCTATAAATTTAGATCCTTTTTGAGGTATAAAATTATGAATAGGAGCAAAACTAAATCCACTTACTTGTAATCCTTGAGGCAATTGAGCTATACCATCTTCTGTTGGTAAAGGATTACCGTCATTTCCTTTAGCAATTTCCCAAGGAGATTCTTCAAACCCCGCAAGAGACATTCCTTTAAGAACTCCAGGCACATCATTTAAATAATCACCTACAGTTAGATAAATTAAATTACCTCTCATAAATCCTTCTTTACTATAATCCGGGGCACAAAGCGAGGCAAGATATGTTAACTTTTCATATAGAGGCTTTTGCTCTTGTCTTGATTGAGCCATTACTCTAAATCCTAAACTAATATCTCTATTAAATCCTCCATATTTGTAGAAGCTTTCACCTCTACCTACATACTTTGTATCACTCCATTGTGCTGAATACCCATCACTAAATGAATCTATAAAAGCTCTAAATGTAATCCAAGTTCTTATAGATGGATCATCATTATTTACTACTGAGATTCTAAATTTAATAAAATCACTATTAGCTACATCGTCTGCTACTGTAGATGAGTTGTATAGAGGTTTCATTGCTAACATATCAGCTGTAGAAGTTAATTGCTTTCCAGGTTTACTTTTATCATAAACAACGTTGAAATATTCTTTACGATTTCTCCTAATAGATGAACCAATTGGAAAAGATACACCTGTTCTAAAATCTGGGAGGGTTCCTTTAAGAAGATTATTAGTACCTGTGGCAACTTGACCCATACCATAAACATCAGTTTCTCCGCCATTTAAATTTTGACCTCCTCTTATATCAGTAGGTCCTGGGAATTGTTGAGAAAAAAATGAAAGAATGTCAGGGTTAATAAAAGCTGGAATGTGGCCAAATCCTACACCGTTAGCTACTGCTTGTAGTGGTATAGTTAAAGGGTTCCATACTTGAAAAGGATCTGCTAATAAACCATTTGCTATTTGCTTAGCATTAAAAGATAAACCTACATTGGTTTTTGTGTAAAGTTTAAATAATCTCTCTACATCATCAATAGCTGCACCTACTCTTAAAAACCCCCCTCTAACAAACCAATCATTACTAGATGAAAAACCAGTGATTGATGTTGGGTCTTCGTCTTCGTTTGGTATGGAGGGTCCTAAATCTTTAAAAACAGCAAAAGCCCCTCTAGAGTTAGCTGATGAGCCACCTCCAGGGCGATCATTACCGTATCTTAAAGATTTAAGATCAGTTTTTAAGTCTATTAGAGGCATAAACTATTATTTAGGTGGGTTATCTAAATACTTAGATGGAGTAGCACCATCATCAATATCTAATTGAGACTTTTTTAAAGAATCAGGATTTAATGGGATAGTTAAGTTTGGAGCATTAACTCCTTGTTGTGGAGTTTCACCTTTAAGGCTTAACTGGGATTTGTTTAAACTGTCTACTAATGAACTCATGATTATTAATTTTAAATTGTGGTTTTGTTATAAATATTGTATTATTGCATTCTGTAATTTCCTGCTACCATAGCAGTTCCTACTTTTTGTCCATCTAATATTATGGTACCTCCTTTTTCGACAGCAGCTACTAATCTTTCAAGTAATTGAATAGTTTTACCATTATCTCCACCACCTGTTAGGTTAGTACCACCCATTACAATATCATCTTTACGGAATTTTTGAACTGTCCCGTTTTGCATTATAAAATCTTCGGCAACATCATTTCCTCCTAAAGCTTTTGCTAGTGGGGGTGCTAATGCTTTTTGGATTGCTGGGATAGAACCTATATAATCTCCAATTAACCCCCCGGCAATACCACCTAAAACAGTTCCAGGACCAGGTAATACAGATCCTAAAACAGATCCTAAAGCCCCACCTATTATACTAGCACCTAGTGGGATAATTTGTTGTGCCTTTTCAAGATTTGTACCTTTACCCGCTAAAATTGATGCTAATGATCCAACATTAATTATAGCACCAATTAAACCACCTTTAACAGCTTTGCCTACAAATTTACCGGCTTTACCAATTAAACCTGATTTTAATGCTTTCATTGGGTTTACTTTACTTGCTACAGATTTTACACCTTGGACCCCTTTCGATACAGTTTTACCTATACTAGAATTAGCTATTGATTTACCTATATTAGATATACCTTTTTTCATACGGCTAAAAATACTACCTGAAGATTTAGGGGCTTTAGTAAATTTACCAGTTGATGGGTCTCTATATCTTTTTGATTTTGGGTCGAATTTAGGTTTTGTTCCTTGATTCTTTTTAAAAAGATTTTTTATGGGGTCAGTAATAGAATCCGCGGCACCTGCTAATCGTACATAAAGAGCATTTGATGCTGATGATCCATCATTTTTCAAACCAAACATACTCATTAAACCTTTAGCACCTTTAATTACTAAGGCACCTCCAGCAACCCAACCCATAGCTTTCATTAACCATGGATGTTCTTTAACAAAGTTTGAAATTGATGTAGCTGCAGATTTAATTCCGTCAGCGAATTTTTGTGCTCTATCGGGAAGGGAATCTAAAAATGCTGTTCCTGCTGGGCCTGTAGCCCATTCTACCATAGGTTGAAGGACATTATCATTAATTAGATTCGATACTATAGATTGAATTTTAGTCCAAATTTCTTGAAGTTTAGTTACTAGAGGTTCTAATGACTTATAATACTTCATATTTGCCTCTTGGCTAGCTCTTTCAATATTTGCGTGTTTTTCAGCTAATGAAACTTGAGATGACATAGCAGCTATACCATCTTGCTGACCTTCTACTAAATCACCATTAATAGACTTACTACCTTCTTGGGCATCTAACATACCCGCTAATTCACCTCTAGATAATCCAACAGATTTAGCAAATGCTTCTTGTTGAATTACGTTCATATTTTGGAATTCCTCAATAGAACCTAACTGGTTGATAATTTCATCCTGTAAAGCTGCTGTATCTCCACGTAAAGCTGCTTCTCTTGCTTTTTCAAGATTTAATTGTTTACCTGTAAGTAATTCAGCCTCCATTTCGGCTGCAATAGAATCTTCAAAGTTAAGTAGACTTCGACCTATGTCTTCCATCTTACTCATTTCAATACCTAAAGATTTTGCTTTCGCTACAGATTCTACTAGGAGTTTTGGTTGGTCTCTAAATTGAAGTCTAATAGTACTAGAAACATTTGCAACATCATTTAATAAATTCTTTTGACTAAATGCATATTTGTTAGTCTTAATTGTATCCAATGATACTTGAGCCATATTTTTAACTAATGTCCCAGCATCTTGTCCTGATAGTTTGGCGAATTTTTGGAATTTAGCTAAACTTTCAGCAGATACACCTGCAAGTGTATTTAATTTAACAAAGGTCTTTACAGTGTTTGCTGTTAACTTTTCTGTTGAACCCATTGCTTGGTAAATAGAACTAATAGATTCCTTACCTGCTGCTATTGTGGGTCCAAACTTAGCACCTGCTGCTGCTAGTTGGTTAGCTGCTCCTTGAGCTAAACCTAAGGTTCGAGATATGTTTACATTTTCTTCACTTATTCGTACTGCAGCTTGTTTACCTTCTTCATATTTCTTTTTTAAGAAACCAAAAGCAGATGTTGCCCCTTTTATGGCCATTGTAGCTAAAATAAGTGGGTCTGTAAGATTTCTTAGAATTTCTTTACCTATTACTTTAAAGGCAGAGCCCATGGCTTTAACTTTAGTTAATAAACCACCAGCTTTTTTACCACCGTCTGTAAGACGTGATGCTGTGCTTTTTGCGGCCTCACTAGCATCTTCAAATACGGTAGCCATGTCACCCATTCCTATCTTATTTAAAAACCCTTGAATACCTTTTAAAGCAACACCTGTAAGACCTGTAGCTCTTTCAATATTTCTTTGTTGCTTGGCCATTAAGTTAATAGTATCCAGTTGTCTGTGGTAGGCTGAAGTATTATCTTTAATTTGACCTTCTATTTCGTTTAGAGTATCTAATTCATCTTGTGTAGCCGAGCCAGCTGCTTTTTTAGCTGCTAGCATTTTATAACTTAATTGAAGATTTTCAAATTCAATTTTAGTTTTATTAGCTAAAGACCTTAAATCTTTTGAAGAAAGTTCATTTATCCCTTTTTGAGATAGTCTAACCTTATCAGAAATATCTCTTAATTTATTAAGAGAACCAATTCCTAATTTTTGGGCTTGGTTTGTTTTTGTAACTTCTTCTAAAACATTTCTCCACTGTGTTGATAAACCTTCTACAGATTCATCTAAATCATTTACAATTTCACGGATGCTTTCTAATTCATCCTTAACAGCCATTACTTGGGAAGAATCAGCATCAATTTTAAGGGGAGATTTATTTACCTCCGCACGGAGACGATTAAGTTCCGCAAGATCTTTATTGAATTGTTTTAAATCTGCTCCAGTTAATTTGGCCATAATGACATATAGTTATATGCTATAAATATTAAAAGGCATCATTTCTTTGATGCCTTTGTAACATAGCTAGGAACATTAACTTCTTTTTTAGCTACTGCACCTGCTGCCCTCATATTTGCTATAGATTCATCTACTGTACTTTCTTGGGAAGATTGATTTTCTTCTTTATAATGGTTTGCTATGGCATTCCATGTAAACTTTCTAAGCCAGATAGGCATGTTATAGATAGTTTCCCAATCATACCCTCCCTTACCATGAAATACAATTTCGTGAATTTGAGTAAATATACTATTTCTAAAAATTAATGCTTCTTTAGGCGTCAGGGAAAAAAAAGTTGACTCCAATGGGCACCTCCACTTCCCTGTCTTCTCCATCAATCAATAAAGTAACATTTAAATTAATATCGGGTTGAATTTTTTGGAGGTATTCTCTTAATGCTCTAGAATCACGGGCAAGTAAATAATTATCTACAAAATCTCTAATAGTTTTAGATGACGAATCCCCTTCAACTGAAGTAATAAGGTATTTCATTCTAGTAGATAAATCTGCAGAGTTTAGTTTATTAATCTTTTTAAGACCTTTAATTTCATTATCAATTTTTTTCTCAAGATGACCATCTAACAATCTAAAAGTAATGTTAGTGCCTGAATGGGGTAGTGTAAATGGAAATTCGTTTTGACCTCGGGTAAATAAACTTTCATCAATTTCTTTGTTTTCAAGTTCTGTTAAATCAACTACATGATTTTCACCCATATATTCAAACTCATAATCTTTACCATATCCTAAAATACGAGAAGCAATCATAATAGCATTTTTGTCACCAACTAATAAATCATCATAATTTACTTTAGTAATAATAAGTGACTGGAGCAGTTTATCTAGTACAGTTCCATTAGCAATAAAGTTTTGGTTAGTAAGAATATCTTCTTCTCTAGCCGTCATATACTTCATTTCGATTTTACCACTTGAAAGAGCATGCCCTTCAGGATAAAGTAAACCCTTTGAAGGTAAATCAATAGTCTCTGTTGGGAACTTGTGTTTAACAGGTTCTGCTACTTGGGGAGCAGGAACTTGAGGTGTTTCGTTTTCCATAATTTTTATTTAAAATAACTTTATTTATCGTGTATACATATTAAAATAAGAAAGAGCTTGACCGAAGCCAAGCTCTCCTTAAAGAAATCGCAAAATTTTTCTTAGTAATTTAACACACAGTAATCCATACCGATAGTAACTGTCAAGTTTTGAGCAGCTGCTTCGTTGTCCCAGTTGTATTCACCAAATTCAGCAGCTTTAACAAAAGCACCTTTGATAATCCATTCTGAAACGATATCACCAACAGGACCTAAAATATCGATAGTTAAATCTTTTTTATAGAAATCTGAATAACCATCTCTACCTGTTACAGACTCGTGGTGTAGACGAACCCATTCCATTACTGCTTGAGCTCCAGAAGGTGTAATTGGATCGAACATTGTCATTGTTAAGTCGTTCCATTTTAATTTACCCTTAACTTTTCTATAAGTGTTGATATGGTTAAGGACAATTTCTTCCTGCGAGAAGCCGACCGATGAAATAGCTTTAATTGTATACGCTGGGATACCGTCTACATACATGATAAATCTATTCTGTACTTTCGGTTCAAAAGCTGTGAAGAAAATTTCGTTGGGATCTAATACTGCCATTTTGCTATATATTATTTTATTTTATTATAAATATTCAATTCTTTAGTTTTTATGCTGGGAAAGTAGCTCCAGTTGGCAATACATTGAAATCTAAGTAAATGAATTCAGCTGTTTTTGTTGGTTGTAGATAAATCTGACCAATCAACTGATTTCTATCAATTACATCTGCTGTATTGTTTGAGGCATCCATAATCACCTTAAACGCATAAAGACCTTGTCTTTGTTGTACTGATTCTAAGTAAGGATTTACTTGGCTTAAGAAAGCATTTCTAGTAGCAATTGTGTTTTGTTCAAACACTAAATTATCAGCAACTTGTGAAATGTAAGACTTAAGTTGAATCAATAATCTTCTAACATTTACTCTGTCTAAAGCAGAAGCTTTAGTTTGTAATGTTTTCTGTCCAAATACTACAACTCCTGATCCAGGGAATGAAGCGATTGGGTTAACTTTACCTTGGTATAAAGTATCTCTTTCTGATTGAGATAATTTTCTTTCAGGGCGAACTACTGTAGCTAAACCACCTCTATTCAAACCTGCAGGAGCGAACCATGCTTCACCTACTCTATCGTTATAAGCATAAACTCCAGGAATCATTGTTGAAGCTGGAACCCATACTAATTCTCCAGTTTCTGGACTAGTAGTTTGTAACCACGGAGCGTAACAAGCAGCGTAGCTTGAATTGTATGATGATGCTTCAGCAGTCATACCATTAAGTGTAGCTCCGTAAGCTGATGGGTCTACAATTGCGATTGCATCACCTCTTTCCTGTACCATATTAATTAATGAAGTAACAGTTGTTGGTGTGTTTTCAATTGTTAAACCTGGGGCTGTGATTGCATTAAAGATGTATTCATCTTGGTTTGCAAGAAGAGCAATTGAAGTTGTATAATTAGTATTATTTAAACCTTGAATATTAGTTGCTGAATTAATATTTTCATTAAATGCAGCACCTGCAGTTTCGAAATATACTTGACCAGTTGCGCCATCAAATGAACCACTTGCTACTGCTGGGAGTGATGCTGTGTACTCAGATTTAAAATTACCATTATTATCAAAATAGTTTGGTGTTTTAGCGTTTACAGATGAAACATAAACGTATCTTGATCTATTAGGATAAGTACCATTTGTTTGAACATATGGTGTAGTATCTGAAGTGTTAATAGTTTGGTAAGTATCACCAATTACCTTTGAAATGTAATTTGGAGCTGTTGGATCTAATGAAAGGTTAGTATATGATTCTAAGACAGTTTTTTGTTCACTATTGTCATTACCTTGTCTAAGTAATAATGTAAATGTACCTGAAGAAGTACTAAATCCTGATACTTCCCATCTTAAGTTATCAGCTGAACCTGAAACTAAGGCTCCATCAACTTCTGAACCTGAACTATTCATAATAGTACCTTGTCCAAATGTTTTCAATGCAAATGAGGTTGCTACTGCTACCCCACTACCTGAAATGTTGGTTGAAGTTGCACTCGTAAATGATCCTGATACAATTCTTGTTACTAATAACGTAGTACCACCATTTTGAAAATAGTTGTAAGCTGAGGTTGAAGTCAAGAAGCTTTGGGGCACACTTGCACTCATAAAGGTAGTACCAAATAAATTTGCGTACTGACTATATGAAGTTACTAATGTAGGAATGCCAACAGGTCCTTTAACTGTTGGTCCGATTATTGCGGCGCCAGCTTG